GAGTTAGAGCTCTCATTGCCGGGGTTTTCGGGAATTATGAGCCCAGGGCACTGTCCGGCCGATCCCTTTCTTGCACCACTGATCAAATGTTGAGAATTTTGTCCAACGAATCTGCGGTGTCTTTGTCCATACGTTTTTCCACGAATCTGGCAAGGAATAAAGAATAATAGCCTTTCTTCCCTTTACTTTCTATAACTTCATTATATCTCACGGTGACGATCCCGTATAACCAATCGTCCGGATTGTTCCATATCTCGTTCCGTTCGTCGTCCGTGAATCCCGACACGTTCACCTGCAATTCACCCTCTTCGGACACACAGGAGGCAGATCCCAGAGTGTCTTCATATTTTCCCTTTCCGGGCAACAACTCAATTATGCGCAGTTCACATTCCCTTTCCTTCTTCATCTTTACTTGCCATTTGGACGTGCCGTCTTTCCATTCTCCATAAGGGTCTTTCAATATCGTTCCTTCAAGGCCTTTTTCGGTGACTTCCTTGAAATGTTTCTTTGCTTCTTCCTGATTATACACGTGTCTCGTCGGAATCAATTTCAATGCTCTATTGGAATCGTCCAATCCGAACGTTCTTAAATGTTCTTCGTCGGCCTTGGCCACTTCGAACACATCTTTCAACAACTGATTCCATCTGACGAAATACGGAACCACGTACTTCACCTTCGTTCTCACGACTTCCAGGGGTATCAAATCCCACAATCTCACTGCCAATCTTTCACCGTCTTCCAACGTGCCTCCCTGCAGCAGACTGTTCAAAACTCCGTTGCCTTCTTTTCTGGACAATTGAAGGTCGCCGTCGAACACGATCATTTCGCCGTGATATTGAAAGCCGTCCTTTAAAATTCTTCTACATTCACTTTCCAATCCCAGGTCACCCTTCGGAAACATCTGTCCGTGTCTCGTCGTGAACGTCACGTCATAAGTATATATGTTTATGTTCACGAACATTCCGTCCGCCTTCTCTTGACTGAGCACGCCCTCCGACCAATTGAGGTTTTCCAAATTCACTTCTTTTTCCGTGGAACAACGCATATAAGGGAATTCTGGAATCAGTCCTTCCATCGCTTTATTTATTGACTTGGAGCTGAAACCCGCACGTAAATCCTTTTTCAATATTCTTTTAAACACTTCTTGTGATTCTTTATTCAAGTCCATCAGTTCATTGTACACGACGTCTTTCGCGTCATTTCCCGTCAGTTCCCTCTCTCGCAACAGATCGAGCACGTTCCAAGTGGTGTCCTTGAAGTTCCCTCCTCCGGGACTCACGTTGGGCAACTTGAGAAGACCGAACGTGACCAACGGATCGTACGCGTATTCCACGACTCTCTTAAATTCTTCATCTTCCAGAAACTCTTCGAGAAGAAATACTTTGTCGTTCTTTCCCGAATGTCCTTCTATGATTTCCAACATTTGATATATTTCAAAGCTGTTCAATCGATGTCCTCCTTTACTGATCGCTGAGAATCAGAATTAATATAATCAACAATATCACAAAATCAATTGTGACGTCAACTCATATGGCTATTTCCGTGGGTGTCATATATGTTCCATTCCTCCGCCGTAGTCTTCGTCCGTTCCCCAACCCATGCTGGCCAGGGCATCCGCGTCCGCCTCGGCGTCGCTGTTGAACTGATCGTGTTCGTCGTCGAACTCGTGTCGCAGCATGTCGACGAGTCTTTCGAAGTCCACTTTTATGCTCAAGCCATGTTCTTCCACCAATTCTTCCATTCGGATTCTTTCTTCCGAATTCATTTTGGCCAACTCCACTATCACTTCGTCACAGTCCATGATTGTCCTCTTGCGCTTCGTTGCACTTCGACGTTTCTCTTTCCACGATGTAGCGTTTGGCCGTTTCGTGTCGTGACTCTCCGGGCCATCTTTTTTCTACTTGCATAATCAGGTCGTTATACTTACTTTCAGCTTCCTCCAGCCCCTGCTGCCTGCCCTGAATCCTGCCCTTTTCCCATGCTGCGGCTTCAAATTCACCAATAGCAGCGGTCAACTCTGAGTTAGCATTGGCTCTGGAATCTTCCAGCTTCGCCTCCAGGTCGGCAACATGCTCGATTCGTTCGCAATCCCTTGCATACTGCTTGGTGAGTAGGTCGTAGTTATCATGGCATTTGCCAAGTGTAGCCTCCAGCTCGGCTATCCTGTCTGCCCACTCGTCCAGCGATTCATCAAGTCCTGCATACTCGCTCATCGATGTCTCCTCATTTGCTCTTCAAATGTTCCCGCAGCAGAGCGTCGATCTCTCCCGCGTTCATGTGGTCTTCCACGTCTACGTAATATTTACGGAGGTTTTGGTCGGCGATCGCGCACCACGTTTCCCAAGTCTCTCTGAGCCAAAACATCTTCCTCATTTTACTCCCTGAGGGTCTGTGTTTGTGACGTTGATAACCGGGCGACGTGGGTCTTCTTCTGGTGAGTTTTCTGGGTGGACTGCTTTTCGGCACAATTTTCTCCTTTATGCATCTAGTTCTATATGAATATTACCTGGACGCTTCTTACATTGCTCTCCTATATTTTTTATATACCAGCCATTAACAGTGCCACAAGGAATCTCTTTCTCCGCGAACGCGACGATTTGTTCATCCGTCCACTCTTTAGGAACACATACTCGCATATCCAATATACCACAGTGAGTAACTTCTGCTTCCATGGTTGAGTCTCCTGAATAGAAAGGGATCCACCAAATGTTCGGTCGTCAACCCGAATTTCGCCGGGTTCATGAGTCACCGGTTGGACACCGGTTTATCCTTCCACTCGCGCTGATCAGTCCGCATTGAGTCATCTCACCAATCGACTTTGAAACGCATTTGGCTTCACCCTCATTCTGTCATTTGATCGGACAACCTCCTCCGGCGCACTCGTCCACGCCTTCGAAATCCGCGCTGTCGATCGAAGTTATGATGTTCGTGTCATTCACGAGCGCATCATAGTCTTCTTTCGGAACTTCTTCATAGGGAGCCTGATCAAACCCATGTTCTTGATGTAACAAGAAAGACAAAGATTTATGACTCTTTTTATAGTTCTTTTCGAGGTACTTCTTAATTTCGGGAATTTCTTCTTTTCTATAATACACCGTACAAGATACACTGTTGTCGGACCAATCTTTCTGTATCGATTTGACTTCTTTCAATTGGTCCAGGGCCGTCATATTTTCGGCCAATTTGGTTCCTTCGGGATAGCTATAAGGGAACGTCACGATGTAACTTCCGTAATCGTCGGTGCCGTCAAGGTTTCGTCTGTATTCTATTGGGTACCCGTTCTTTCTGCATATGTCCACCAAAGGATGCTCAGATGAGATGGTGATTCGTCTATACATATACTGGGCATACGCGGGATGCACTCCCGGCGTAATTCCGGGCAACAAAGAAGCCGTGCCGTCCGGTTTGACGGTGGTCAACTTTATCGAATGCGGTAAGTAGTTTCTGTCGGAGTACTCCACGTCGAATTTTCTTAAATGTTCATATGCGGGACTCAGCCAAGAACGCTGTTCGTCGGTCGCCTGGAGAAGACCGCCCATCGCTATGCCCATCCGCATGTTTTTGTGCACCACCTCTTCCGTCTCCGGATGGTGTGATGGAAGCAACAATGAATGTTTATTTATGCGATAGAACAATTCAAGAATGTCCAGAAGTTCTTCATAGGAATTTATGTTGGGGAGATGCGTGGAACTCAGACAGCACGTTTCATAGTTTTCCAACGGTTGTTCGGCACATGGATTATAACCATTTATATTTGGATCTGGATATTGTGTTTCTCCCAGTCTGCCGCAAGTCTTCGACAAATTGAGATTGATGAGGCCATAAGGCTCGCCTTTCCCTTCATATCCATCCCAGAAATAGTCGTGTAAGTCGGCAATGTCGCCACAAACGACACTATTGTTGGACATACTTCGCCACTTTGGTATGTGACCCATGTCCCATCTTTTGGCCAGCAAGAACTCGACGTCATCAGGATCTCCTATTGCTATTTGAGCGGAACGTCTCACGTTGCCCGCCACGATAACTTGTGCAATGATGTTCATCACGTCGAGAGCATCTATGGGGCGAATTTTACGTCCTCTTCTCTTCATCAAAACTTTTGAAATTTCTTCTATGCCCCAACACAGATCTTCCGGACCGGACGCCACTCCACCAAATCCTCTGATGGGAGAACCTTTGCCACGAATCGCCTGTGTAGAGAACGTGAAGGTACCCTTTGAAGGGGAATGAGACAAAAAGGCCGCTTTTAAGGTTTTTCCTAATAGACGTACCCATCCCTCTCGGGAATCCGGCACGATGAAGTCCGCTCCTCCATCGTCGAAGCGCGACGGCGCACTGAACCATTCTTTCACCATGGGGAGCTTGTCGACGTGCTCTCTTTGGATATTGTATCCCACACCACTGCCTAGAGCCAACATGTCCATACACCACGTGAAGGGACGGATCGGATGGTCCACCGTAGTGAACGCGCAATTTTGTAAAGAAGCAAGGCCGAATCTCTCTACCGTGTCTGTTCCCAATTGCCATAGAAATCTTCCTCCGACGGACGCCTTCAATGAGAGTAAATATTCGGCAAGTCTATATTCTTCATCTTTGGTAAACTTACAATTTAATTGCTGATCACATGCATTGATGACACGTAAGACGGTGTCCACATATTCTTCCGTGGGCGAATCGTTGTCCAATGCATCATCCAATTTTCTGCTGTAAGTTCTTTTATATGTCAAATATCCAACTGTGCTCCACGGCGTTGTCACGTTGGGGAGCTCTTCGAATGTGATCAAACTTATTCTCCTAATGGTATTTCAGTGAATTCTTCCACCGGTGCTTCATCTTCCGGAATGAGACGTCCCGTTTCATATACATAAAAAGCTCCCTTCACTGGTCCGGTCAAGCCTGTGTGTCTGCATTTCAAAACCGACATCTGAATTATGTTTCTCTTTATATCGTCATCCAAAGTCATGTCTCTGGCAAATGCAATTATGTCGAAAGATACTTGTTTGATAGAACCACTGCCTTTGATGTCGTCCAAAGAAGGCAATCTTCCTTGTTCGAAACTGGTGCCTCCCGTGGGCACCTTTCGTAGATGTGACACCAGGCCGATCCACACTTCTGGATTTCTTTTGACCAACCGCAAAAGTTCATTCATGGTATGATCTTGAGCTTCATTTCCGGAAAGTCCATCCACACCTTCGGACACAAGAATTGTTATATGGTCCACATAAATATATTTACAACCGGATAAGGCCATGTATTCTATCTTGCCTATGATGGAATCGTCTTTCATACTCAGATCGCTGTGATCCAGAAGAATGATTCTGTCGTCTCCAAATATGTTGTCGAATCCTACTTTTAATATGTCAAGAGGTATTTCTTCATTCGCGGGGTTCAATTCAAGTTCCATTCCGGCCAACTTTCTGGCCGTGTCTTCGGGAGCCTCTTCAAGACTCACTATGCCGATTTTGTCTTCCGTATTCTGCAATATATACAACATATCTTCTTTCAAGAGAGTGGACTTGCCCGCGCCGGTTCCTGAGATGAACAACGCGATCTCACCACCTCGGTGTCCTTTCGTTTTTACGGTCACGCCTTCCAAACAAGGAGGATATGGAACGGACACCTTGTTGTTGTACTCCACAAGACGTTCCCATAAATCTTCTTTGCTGACGATTCCTGAAGGGACATAGTCTTCGGCGTTCCAGATGACTTGCATAATTTCATAATAGCCATCTTTACCCTCTTCCATATATACGGCGTTGGCGTCTTTGAGATTGCTTTTGACTATCTTCACTTTGTCTGAACCGATCAGCCTTATGGCTTTTTCTATGGCCTTCTTTCCGGGTTCATCATTGTCGAACCAAAGAACGACTTCGGAAAATGATCTGATCCATTCTCTATTTTCCAACAAAGGTTTCAACGTGGACGCGGACGGAATGGACACCACGGGAAATATCTTTCCATACTTTTCCCAATGGGCTTGCGCGACGGTCAACGCATCTATCTCACCCTCGGTAATTATCAACTTCTTGCCGCCGCCCGCGAAGGTGTCCTGGCCGAACAAGGTATTTTCGGAAGATCCCACCCATTGAAATCTCT